AGCCATAGCCCAGAGGGCGTATATGGCTTTGTCTAAACAACTAATATAAAATGATATGTAATATCATTTTTTATAATTAATTAATTGGTAGTTTGTGAATCTCAATATTAATACCTTTTTCAATATATAATTGTGTCATATTTTTTTCAGTATTTTCAGGAACATTAATATCTGCTAATGCTGATTCAATCATGTCTAATTCATGTAGTTCTTTTATTTGTTCTTCAAGATATTCCTTATGTTTTTCTTTAACAGCCTTAACTGCGGATTTATAATTTTTAAATGATACAGGATATGGTTTTCCATTTTCTACTACAATATAAATATATTCCATAATTATGTAATATAAAATAAATTAAAAATCATTACGACTATAAATTAAATATTTGATCTTAGCTTGCCATTTATATAATATAAATAAGATGGTTCATAACCATTACCTTCTTTTTTCTTGAAGATTTGAACTGTATTTTTATAATATTTAATTGAAGCAGCAATAGCATCTTCTTTATTTTTATATAATATAAGATCTTCCCATTCCGCATTATTTGGAACTAACATATATATAACATCCGCATTATCATCAAACCAATAACAACCTTCACACTCAGGGCGATAAACACTACCTCTTAAGCTTTTACATGAACATATAGGACATTCTTCATTTATGTCACTCATTTTTTTCATAGAAGAGTAATTATTTTAGTAATAATTAATATATTCAATTTTTAACAACAAATATAATATAATATTTAATATTATATTAATAAATATATGTCAACTCATCATTATCTTAATTTATATAGAAATGCTATTAATTCAAAATATTGGGGATTACATACTTTAATTAATAATATAATTAGTGATACTAATATCCATCATAAGCAAATTGGTGGCAAAATTACTAAATTTACAGTTGATAATCAACAAATTAAAGCTGATGTTGTATATAATAAAGATTTTGATGATATTTCTATTCAAATTATCAATCTTAAAGGGAAAGAAGATTGTGGTGTTATCGTAATATATAAGGAAGATAAAACAACCGCAATTATTCAAAATATTAAAGGCACGGATAATTGTTATGAATCAACTATTGATAAAACGAATGATGGAAAAATTATTATGAAATTATTAATTGAATTATGTAAATCCTACAAAATTAAAAAAATATTATTAGCCGATAATTCAGTTAAAAAAATAGATAAATTTACATTAGAACTACCAATTTATTATACAATGATAAGAGGATATCCATGGTATGTTCAATTTGGATTTAATAATTCATTACCAGAAGAAAATCTAAAAATAAAAAATAATTACAATAAATTAAGAGGAAAAAAAGTTAAAGATTACGATAGAAACATTTTTATTGATCCTGAATTTATTAGATATGCTGAAGATAATCAAGAATTATCTATTAAAAGTTTTATTAAATCATTAAGTTTTCATAATATTGAAAAGTTTAATAGAGTCTATCAACAGATCTATCTAAATCTAAAATTAGAAAGATTAAATAATAAAGAATATTATTTAGAACTATAATTTATGTTTTCAATAATCGCCATAAATAAAAATTCACCCTGTAGTTACGAGGGCAGCGTATTCCAAATGACCAGTAATTATTTTTTATTCTTTATTAATTCATTTAATTTTAGTGTGTTTTTGTCAAGTATTTTTTTTTGAATTTCTAATTCTTTGGTTTTAATACCTATATCTTTTTTTACTTCACTAATTCTAGAATCCCACAATAAAATACCTTCGTCTAATTCTTTAATTTCATCACTATTTTTTGCTACTTTTCTGTTTTCTATAGTTCTTTTTTTACGATTTTCTGAATCTAATATATTATTTTGTCTACCTTTTATAGCCTTCTCTAATACGCTAATTTTTGATTTAGTCTTTTCTATTAATAGTTGAGTATTTTTAATATTTTTTTCATCTCCAACTAAACCACCTTCTAATTTAGCTTTTAAATCAAGGTATTTTGCTTTGTATTTTAAATACTTTTGTTCGTAATTCATATATATATAATATTATATATATTTTTTATTATTAAATAATTATAGATGAAAATATATTTTGGTAAATGTAATATACCTTATTGTCCACAAAAATTAAACGAGAAAGAACAAAAAGTTATTGATAGAGTCATGTCTAAAACTATTAAAGATAAACCGGATGATTGGTATAAAAAACATTTAATTTATTTAGTATTTATTCAAAAAACATTATTAAATTATCCAAATTATAGTTATTTTGAAATTTTTGGATCAAAAAATCATTTAGAAATGTTTAGATTAGAAGATGACGGAATAAAATCAATTAAGATTTATTTAGATTTTTTATTAAATAAATACAAAGAAATTAATAAAATCAATTATGAAAGTATCACTAAAATATATCATTCATTTAAAAATATATTATTATTCATAAAAGATCAGATTAATGATCCAAGACCATATCAAGTTTTATACTACTTCAAAGATATTAATTTAGATGTATATCAATCAAATTCATCTCAAACAGGTAGCGCACCTTCTGGACACTGTTTTTCTGGACTTTTAGAAGGATATCTAATTTATATATCTAATGAAGAATTTTTTAATAATAATTCATATGAGTTTAATAGATTATTAGAAATAATGATTGATATAGGATTACATAGATGTATGACTGGCATACATTTTATGTATGATAATTATTTATCATTTATTCTATTTATTGAAATATTGAAAGAATATAATTACAATATAGATAATAAATATATCACTGAACTAAAAAAAAAATTAAAAAAAATATTTTTAGAATCAATTGATTGATAAGTTCTAAAAATATGTAATATAAAAAAAACAATCATTCTGTTAGATCATCAAATATTTTTTCCAATTTTGATACAATATTTAAATTCATTAGTGTAATATCATCTTTAAATTTAGCGTATTCTTTTAGTGTGCGATTATTTATATAAATTTTTGTAATCCTCATATTTTCATTTAAATATGCTTTCTCGTTTTTTTCTTTAAATTTATTTATTAATTTAACTAATTTTTCTTGAGTTTCTATTTTCAATAACTTTAATGGTATATCAATTGTTTGTAATATATTTGATAATAATGAATGAATATAATAAGTGTTATAATTATTTGATTTTATTTTCTTGCTTGGTTCAATATTCATATCATTTAATGTATTAAACATATCTTTTACTTTAAATGATTGTATTTTATCATAATCAACTAATTTGTATTCTTTTTGTGTTATAATTGTTTTATTTATATTAGTATATTTTAATTCTGTATCATCCTTATGAGTATATACCAAAATATTCCCTAAATGAACATCATTGTGTGTAAAACCTTCTTTGTAAAATATATTTAATTGAGCAAATAATAATTGTTTAACAATATTTTTATATGTTTCATATGATATTTGCTTTATATTATTTAATGAACCTTCTCTATAATATTTTATTAATTCTAGGGTAACTATTGAACGACTTTCCTTATTTTTACAAAATTCTTTATTTGCTATTATTTTATTTTTATCAAAATCATCCGCACATGAAAAAGAACAATACGTTGTTGCCATATTTGGCATATCATTTAATAACTCTGGATATTCTAATAACTTATCATTTCTACCTTTTGTAACTTTAACAATTATTTCCTTTTTCTTTAATAAATTACTAACTATTATTAATCCTCTTGATTTATTATCAATTGTAATTAATTCAGCTGTAGGAATTAACCAGTCTCTTGTAGGAATGAAATAATTTTTATTTCTTTCTGTGGGGCAATTTATTTTATAACCTCCATTAATATTTCTTAAATCAATATATTTTGTCTTATACTTTAAATATTTCTTATAATAATCCATTCATATATTATCTATTATAAATTAGTTTCAATTTATAATAATTTATAAAAATATATTATATAATGTTTAATTGTTGTTATTCTAAAAATATTTTAGAAAATGTAATCCCTCCAGTTTCTAACAATTCTATTGAAATTAGAGAAGTGTCATCAAAAGATATGAAAAAATCAGATCCTGGACAGCCACCTTTATCTTTCTCACTTTATGTTAATATTTCTGATAAAAATCCAATTGATCAAGTCAAAGATTTAATGAAAGATTTCATTCTTAATAATAATACTCGCATAATATTAGCATTTGCTTCTTTTAATATTAATGATTCTAATACTATTCCTGGTCTTGATAATATGTCTATTGATGATATATATAATATTATTAAACTTGTTAAATCAACAAACGCGAAAATTATTTTATCTATTGGCGGTAAATATTATTTTAATAATTCAGATTTATATAATAATCCAACACAATTAGCTAATAATATTAATGGATTGGTTCAAAAATTTAATTTTGATGGAGTAGATTTTGACTTTGGGGATGCTTCTCCCGTTTATGGATCTTTTACTCTAAATGCGGCATCATTAATTAATACTTTAAGAAGTATTAATAATAATTTACACATAACATTAACAACTGCTGCTCAAGCTTGGTCTCCTGAAAATTACGAAAAAGATTTAATTTTTTATACAATTGATAGTATAAATGCTTGGCAAGTTATGGAACATGATTTATATATTTCTGAAAGTGATGTATATTTAAGCCAAATAATGTTTGATTTGAACTTTTATAGTAATACTTTTTGGTCTATAAATTCTAATAAAACAATTGTCGTAATAAAACCCGGGATTGATAATACAGGGATTGATGATAATAAACATAATTTATCACTTTCCGATGCAACATCCGTAGCTCAATTCGCTAAAAATAATAAATATCAAGGCATTTGTTTATGGACATCATATATTGATAGTAAGGGATGTGATGGAAATGTTCCGAATAAATATTCAACAGATATAAAAACATTATTAGAATCATATGCCCCAGGTCCTTATCCTTCCCCTCCAGATGTGCCAACATCTCCCATATTTACTGTTGACGAAATCACAAAAATACAATCTAATTTAGATGTTATTATGGATTTTAATACTGCTTGTTTTAATGAACAAGGACAAGTAATTAATGAAGTTTTTACTAAATTACAAGGAAGTCAATTTTCTCCTCCAAAAGATACTGGTAATCCTACTTGGCTTGAAATTATTCAAACAGGTCTTGAAATTTTAGCTGTTGCTTTGGCAAATCCATTATTTGATGTTGTTGTTATTATATTTAATTCATTGGTTAGCTACACATCTGAGAATGCTGATAAATTAGCTGGTTATTTAGATGTAAATTTAAATGATGATGCTTCTGATTTATTTGGAAGAAATTTAAATTCTTATAATGCTAATCAAATTTATTTAGGATACATGCAAAAATATCCAAATGTTTATAGAGATCAACAATTTACTTATAATGACAAAGTATATACTCTAAGAGATTTAATATCTATTACACTTCCACAAAAAGATGATCCCAATTTTAATATATTAGTTGAAATACAATGCCGAGCTTTTAGACAAAAAATTACTATCCCAGAAATGATTAAAATGCAATTTTGGGATATTTATTTTGTTCAAGATAATAATAATCCTATTGCTTATTATGGCGAATCTTATCGTCCATCCGAAATTACTAAAATGAATGGGGCTCAACGCTCAAGACTTTTTGACCAAAATAATGTTGGAAATGGTGTAAGAATATTTGCGAATGATGAAGTTTGGTATGCTCAACCAAGTTATGAACATATTTCAGCATTTGGAAATAGTAATGACGACTTAAAAGGTAGCTATTTAAATGCCATTAATCTATTTATAAATGGTATACCTTCTCAATCAGTAGATGGATTCCCAGCATCATTTGTTCACCCATGGACAGTTACAGATAAATCTGTATATTCATTCAGATGGTATATATTTGAAGGATATGAAAAAATTCCTTCTGGCATAAAGAATTATACTATTGCTAACGGCGAATTTATCAAATGGTTATTTATTGATGATGGAGCAGGAAATATTACTAATGAAAATGGTGTTATTTATAGAGCGGATATTTTATCAACTGGTGTATTTAGTTATGGAAATTACATACCAAAGGAAAATATAATTCCATCTAATGAATCTGTTATTTTTAAATCTACTGATTATGAATATATGTATCCTGGATGTCCTGATACTGTAAAATCTAACAAAATATATTTAAGTAATATTTATAATAAAAGTAAAAAATAAATCATTATAACTTTCTAACTTCTTCTTCCGTCATTTCAAAATATTCCGCATTCTTTAAAATTTTTCCAGTTAACGCAAATATAGCATCACTGTGTCCTACTATTATTACAACACTATCTGTATCTTTGTATAAATCTAATAATAACATCATCATCATATACATTCGTGATCTTAATACATTATTATTTTCTGTTTTAAACCAAAGAGCTGCCAATTCTGGAATGTAATCCATATTAATATGTCCATATAATTTCTTTAACTGTCCTCTTTCTGTTCTATAATTAAATTCATATCCAGGCGTTTGTCTTTCAATTAAATTATCATGTATGTAATATTGATTAACGTTTAATTCTTCAAAAATTTCATCCGCTGTTTGAATACATCTCTGTAATGATGACGACCATATTGCTTCAACATTTGGATATTTTGTATTTAATTCTTCAGCAAGATGAATAGCTTGAGCTCTTCCTTTTTCTGTTAATTTTGAATCTCTTAATTCTTTTTTTAAAAATATCATAGGATCATTATTTGCTTCATGAAAGGCTGCATTATGTTCTGCTTCGGCATGTCTAACAAAGACGAATTTAATAGGCATCTTTTATATACATTAAGATTGATTTTTATAAAGAAACTTTTTATAAATCAATTTTTTATTATTATAATAAAACCATCCTTTTTTTTGTTCTAATTTTGCTAATTGTGCTTTAAATTCATCCATTTCAACCTTATGTTTCTTTTCTATTTTTTCAATATACATTTTATTTTGCATTTTTAAATTTTCATTATTTAATTCCATAATCTTATTTGTTGTAAATTGATGATAGGCTCCAAACGTCATCGCTCCCATGGCACCATTTGCAATAGTTTTTAAAGTATCAAATGATATTAAATATGATGTCATATTATTTGTAATCTATATATTACTATATATTTTAATTTTAATATTAAAATAAGTCTCGTTTGTAAATAGATACAAACGAGAAAATATTTTAGTTTCCTACTATATAATGGAAAATTTTTTAATAAAATAGAGTTACCTTATTAAATAAAGAATTATCATTAATAAAAAGCATGTATCCAAGAGAATATGAAGATGATGAAGAATATAACAAAAAGTTGGCAGAATATCAAAGATTAATAAAAGATCCTTTAGTTCCAGAATTAAAACCATCAACAAAAGGAGGATATTATGATAAATATTTAAAATATAAAAATAAATATTTATTATTAAAGAAGCAGTTTATTTAGTAAGGTTATATCCTTACACCTTCTACAAATTAATTATTATAAACTTATTATTTTTATATAAGTTTATTGATTTTTCTTTTTATTGATAAATATTGTAGAGATTCTAATTTATTTTCTATTTTGGATATATTGTTTGATATCCTTAATAATTCTAAAATTAAATCCTTAATATATTTAAATTTATTTGAATCTTTTATTTGTTTTTTAATTAATGGTGCGAGAATTGTTGTTTTTTTTTCATATTGTATCTTGTATTTCTGAAAAACTTCTAATTCTTTTCTACGCTTCATGTAAAGACTTCTATTTGGTGTAATTCCCTGTTTTTTTGATCTATAATTATATATGTTATTATAGTATATTCTATTAGGTTCACCTTCATATCCATCGGCATTTAATTTTAATTTATAATTATAAATATCAAAATAAACATCATATAAATAATATAATGGATGGTGATAATGATCAAAAAAAGTCTTTTGAGGTGATATACTTGTCCAATCTATTTTAAAATCAGATGAATCTGGAATTTCTGTAATTTCAAATTCATTTATTCTATTTTGTAATTCTGTTGATAAATTATATCTATTTCTAAATTTATTATGTGCTAAGTGAAAACTCAATAACACTAACCCATATGGTGTTAAATTATCAACAACTGATTGAATATCTATTTCTTCATATTCAATATCATTTGGATTTATATAATTTTTTATTCCCATCATTTTTATAAATCTAATATCAATATCTAATATTCTTAAATTCATGCCATCATTCGAATTATTACACATATTTGGCACTAATAATTTACCCTCATGATTATATACTGGTAATTTATTTATATAATAATCTAATACAACACGCTCTGTTTCAATAACTATTTTATCATTAAACTCAACATAATGAAATCTATCAAATATATTTTCTTCATTCCATATACTCAATTCCTCATAATTAGTTATTATTAATGGATAATCATCAACATCATTAAATATATTAAAACTAATATAAATATCTTTATTATTAATTTTAATATCTGATGATTCAAATAATTTTATAAAATTACAAATATTACAAACTTCACAATTAAAAGATTTTATATGATTAATAGATGTTATTTTAAACTTTTCTATTTTACTATTAAGTTTTTCATAATTAATTATTTTGTCTTTTTCTTTTTCTTTCTCTTTTTCTTTATCCATTTCTTCTTCTTGTTCCTCTTCTTCTTGTTTCTGTATTTGAGTTCCTATACCAATTATTAATTTTATCAATTCATCATCATTTAACATGGTCATTTTATCATATATTTTTTTTATAAACGAATTTGAATCTAAATAATTACTCCAAGGTGTAGGTGTTTTTATAATATTCTTCATATATGTAATAGATGATTCTTTATTAAATTTAATTTCTCTCATAAATTCTGGTTCTAAATTTACTTCTTGATATTGTTTAGAATCCTTACGAATCATTGCTTTTAATAACTGATACTTTAATCCATTATTTTGATTTTTATTAAATTCTATTTCATTATTATTTAATAATTCATATATTTTATCGTTTGTTTTATATAATTCTTTTTCCGAATCATCTTCATATATATATATTACTGATAAATATGTTCCACGATTTAATTTTCTAAATCTAAAAATTGCTTGAGCAAAATCTGTATATCTTGTATTCTTATTAATAATAATTGCAATATGTCCATTAAATGATTGTTTTAAATCACTCCCTACAGTATGACACTGATCGTAATAATAAAAATTATCTTTATCGAATTCCTTATATTTAATTTTTTCACTTGACTCTGTAAATTCATAGGCTTCGTCATCATCCTCAAAATAGACAATCTTTTTTTCTTTTGTTAATTTTTTATATAATTCATTCGCAATCTCTTTATTATCATATTCTAAAAATATTCCAACAAGATCTACAAAACCTCTTGGATCGTCTTTTAATAATTCAATTATATTATTTATATTTTCCTTATACGAACTTTTTTTATCAATTAATATTACTTTATTATCATAATCTTTCTTACCGTATCCTTCTAAAGCTAATTTTATTTCTATAATCTCATCATAATCTGGTATTTTTTTTCTAAATACAAAAGGAACTTTATCAATTGAATCATATGTATTTAATTCTAAAGAAGCTGTTCCGGTATATCCAACCTGCCATTGATTATAATTATTATATATTATATCTTGAAAACTCATATTATATTGATCTGTTGTAATATTAATTTCAGCTTGATTTACATTATATAAATACATGACTAATATATCATTTTTTAATTTAATATTCGAATCAATCTCTCTATAAATATCATCTTTAATTATTCTTGTAATAATTTGTATATCTAAAAAATCTTCAATTAATATAGCATTTATTTGTTGTTTCTTATCTTTACTTATATCTAAAATAGATATTATATTATGTAATAATGTTTTATTATTTAAAATATTCTTATAATCATATAATACATCATTATTCAATTTACAATCATATTTTGTAATATACTCTTTAAATGTCAATATTAGAGTTAATAATAAATTTGAAAATTTAGAATTTTTTACAGGAGTATCTTTTCTTGTAAACGGTGTACATATTCTTGATATTTGATTAAAATCTTTATAAATTGTAAAGGCAAAACCATATTCTTTATTATATATCATATTTTCTGATTGTTTATAAAAATACTCCAAGTTATCATTTAATATTTGTTTATTTTTTATAAATTCATCTAATGATTCATACTCTTTAATAGGTATTCCTTTAATTTTATTAAATGTAAAATCAAATATATACCTAAATAAATCCTTTGAAATACTTTTTTTATTTTTTATACTATTAAACATTGATTGTAGGTAATTATGATGCGAATCAAATTCATCTATTATATTCATTTCATTATTTAAATTTGTATTTTCAATTTCATCAAGTCTCTCTTCTAATTCTTTTTTTCTTTCTACATTTGTATCTTCCAATAATGCGATTTTTATATCATCTGCTTCTTCTTTAATATCTTTAATTAATTGCTGATCAGTATGTTCTAACCATCTTTTCTTTGCTTGAAAATCAGAAAAAATATTAACCCTTATATTGGTAATACTTTCAATAAATGTTGTATATTTTCTGGTTGGTTTAATAAGATGATCTATAGTAATAATTGTTGGCTGTTTTCCTTTTAATAATTTTATTGCGAATGATAATAAAGGGGTCATTACGGATGTTTTTCCTTTACCCATCATAAATTGATGTAATTTTAATTCTGTATGTTCAATAGAATCTTCTTTTGAAATTAAATCTTTACGTATTTCATCATATTTATCCATTTGACTTTCTTTAAAGAAATATTCATTTTGTAAGAGGAATAATATTTCAAATCCATAATAAAAACTTTCTTTTATTTTTGTATTAAAATATTTTATACTCTTTAATGATGTTAACTTATCTTGAATATCACCACTTTTTGTGTCTAATTTAATGTCATTTACTAAATTAATTAATATATTTACCTCCATTAATAATAACCAAATATTCATATTATTAAATATGAAATTATCTATTTTTTTATCAGTTTTAATTTCTTTAATAATATTTGATTTAATTGCGTCTAATATTGGATTATATTTAGTAATTTCAGTTATACAATTAGGAATACATTTGAAATCAACAATACGGTGTTCTGAATAAAAACTATTAAAAACTCTTTCTCTATTTGTATCTGGGGGTGGTAACATGTCTAATACTTCTTTAAATTTAGAAATATCAATTTTAGTATCACATGAAATTGTTGAACATATTTTTATATATAAATCATCTATTATTTTATTTAATACAGTATAATCATTTGTAATATTATATTTTTGTTTTAAAATATCAACTTTAGATGTTATATTTAATTTTGAAACGTCATAGAATTCAAATAATCTATTATGATATTCACTATTATATGAAATTATTGTACTAAATATTAATGATGGAGCTATTTTCAATTTATACATTGAAAATTCAAAATTAAAATTAGTTATTTCTTCTTTATATAATTCTGATCCATTGTAACCTTTTGAAATTGTTGATGATAAAATAGAATCAAAATAAAAATGATTATCTCTTTCATAACATAAATATGGCATATTTTCAGGTATTAATAAAATAAAAGGATGAGTTTCTTTCTTTAGATTAAATAATAATTTATTTTTTGTGTCTTTATTAGTTTCATCAAATAAATAGCATTCGGTCTGATTAATGAAACCATCTTTAAACGTAATTTCAATACATTTTTTATATTTATTTATTAATATAAAACATTTTTCATTCACTGGACTAATATCATATAATTCAAGTCTATCAAGGCTTCTTTTTTTGCCATATGTATCACTTTTTGGATATAAAAATAAATAATCTTCTATATCTCTAAAATTAAATCCAAATCTGTATAAAATTGTATCAATCGCATGACTATTTTGATCATTATATTTATATATAAATGAAAAATATTCACGACTATCATATATAAATGGATCATTTTGAATATCAGTTGGAATAATAAAATCTAATTTTTCTATCCATTTTATTGTATTAATTCTATTACTTACCATTTCCATAATTTTATTTATTTTATAATCAATATCATCATTATTATCATCCATTAAATAATTTAATATTTTTGAGTTATACTCTTTATCATATTGTCCATGATATATTTGAGTTTCTGAAGAAATTTTATATGAATATGAGAATAATTCGATAGAGCGATAACCATCAAATTTGTTAGAATGTCCTAAATCTCCTAATAATAATTTACTGTCAGTTAATATTAAAATTATTGGTTTAATATCCATAGAATTATTTATATATTCATTGAATGCACTTTTATATTTAGAATCAAGAAATCTTATATATTTTTTTATATTATTTATTATTGATTTAATATATAATTTATAGACGTCACGTATTTTTTCATCAATATATTTATTTCTTATTTTGTGCTTAATTTCAAAATATAAATTAATTAAAATTTCATAAGAACTTGAATATAATTGAATATTTACCATATCATGATAATTTCTACAAAATCTATATTTTACTTCTACAGAATTTATAATATAAAAATTACAGAAATTAAATTCTATTTTATATTTACTAATTATGTTATCGATAAATCCGGTTACAGATGTCTTATCATTAATTTTATCTGAAATATTTACAATTTCATTAAAATTCAAATAAAAAAATAAATAATCACTACTCCTTAAATTATAATAATTTGTATAATTTTGTATATAAATATGCTCGCTTCTTCTATCTATATTTGGATTAAAACGATACCACTTACTTTTATCTACTACTAATTCTGGTATATAAAATTCCAATATAAAATATTTTTCTTGGTTATTTCTTTCTGTTTGAATATCTACTTTTTCCTGATATATTTCATATAAATATACTAAATATATGGTCCATATTTCAGCGATTGTATTGTAATATACCTCCACAAAATTAATAGATTCATAATCGCGATGACTAACCGTATTATATTTATATATATTTTCAGTTGTATTAATTGTTTCAATAATCTTAATAAAAATTGTTCTTATCTCAATACTCATCTCTTTTAGTGTTTTGTTAAATAATTTATTGCGTATTTTATATATTGTTTCTGCTAAATAATCAAACCAATCTTTAAAAATATCATCATTTGGTATTTTTTTAAGTATATCTCTTCTTATTAAAGTTCCCTCTATCTTATAATCTAATAATTTATCAATGAATAACCTTTTTGGATTTAATAAAAATGTTTCTGCTGGATAAAATTCAACTATTTCATCTAATAAATTATTCTCTTTAATTAATCTATTTATATATTGAATATTATATAAATTCTCCTTACAATATTTATAAATTTTAACAGGTGTATACATAGTATCATTTGACAAACAAAATAAATAAATCATCTTATAATGAAAATCTACAAAAGTTTCTATTATTGTTTGAACACTTTTTGTAGTATTAAAAATATTTAATATTTTCATATTTAATGCTAAATTATAATAACTATAAAGTGAACATGATCCAGATTGTTGCTCATTATTATATAAACCACTTATATTATTATATACCAACTTAAATGAATTTTCTAATTTATACTTAATTGTTGGTATAATTTTTAATATATCTAATTCAATATTTATATCTTTTATAAATTTATGAAATTCATTATCTTCTTTATTTTCAGGTATGTCAATAATTTGGTTATAAATATTTTCATTGTATTGGTTATAACAGTTATCAATCAAAATTTTAAGATCTTTTGAGATAAATATGTCTTTTATTTTATTCTTATATAATTCATGGTCATCACCATATAATAAATGATTAATTGAACATTCTGATATAGAGTCATTACGACTACAGTATAAATTTAATAAAGCATAACACAAATTTTGTTCTTTATGCTTTTTTTTTACTTCATAATTAATAATAAATTTTATAATTATATCATATTCTTCTTTATTTATAGTATTCGATACATCTACTATTAATTTTTTCCAAATTTCTTCAGTTTCAATTTTTCCAGAACTGTCTTCTTCAGTATCATATGATGTTACATCTTTTACCTGTTCAATAATTTTCATTATATAATTAGATAAATTATTCCATAAAATATCATCTTTAATATAAAAAATTTTACAAGATGTAGTTTTATTTCTACATAATTGATTATTAATTCCTAAACCAGAATTAGAATAATATATGTATTTTCGATTATTATATTCAAATTTATATAATATTGTTGAATGACTATCAACACCTATATCATAAATATTTGTTGATGTTAAAGAAAATAAGTTATCTAATTCTAATTTTCTACGTAAATAATGTCTTTTAATATGTGTTGATCCAATTTTATCATTAATTGTATGATCAAATAAATAAAATATTGGAAAATTAACAGATGTAATTCTATCAAAATCATCATCATTTTTCTCATAAAGAAACTCTATTAAATCTTTTTTATTTATTCGATCATAAAATGTATTAATTGACTTTAAATCCATTATAATATATAATATAAAATTTATTTATATTATAAATCAATCTTTATCATCTAATTTCTCAAATTCAATTAAATCATGTTTATTATTTAATTCATTTATAATATCAACTGAAATCTTTCCAATTGTTTTCGGATTATAACCACCTTCTAATATATAAATTAGTGGTTTATCTAAAGATTTTAAATATTCTGTTACGGTTGTATAGAATTTATTCGTTAAATTCATAACACTAAATGGATCGTCATGATGTGCGTCTAATCCATTACTTACAATTATTATATCAATTTCTTTTGTTTTGATATAATCTTTAACTTCATTGAATTTTTCAATATATAATTCATCGCCTGTTCCTCTTTTCATCGGAATATTTAATACTTTCTCATTGTTTTCATCTACATCACCAGTTCCTGGATAGAATCCATTACCATAACAATGCATAGATACAAAGTAAACATCATCTTCTAAATGTTGATTGACTAATGCTTGAGTTCCATCTCCATGATGAACATCATAATCTAAAATTAAAATCTTTTTATTATGTTTGTCATGAAGATATTTAGCTGTTAAATACGTATGATTAACAATACAGAATCCATTATAACGATTCAAACTTGAATGATGACTTGGTGGGCGAATTAAACAATAAGCATATTTTATATTTTGTTCCATAATTTGATAACAAACATTATACAAAATAACAGAATTATCTAAGATTTCATCAAATGTTACATTAGAAAAATATGTATCTCCGTCAATAATTTCATCATCTTCTAAAGATTGTGTCATTTCTTGTATATTTTTTATGTAATCTTCTGAATATATTTGAGTTAATATAATATTAGCAATCTCTTCTTTTGAACCAAGGTGTAAATTTTCTTGGAGATAAGTGAGAATCTGATCATTATTATATATTATTGTTGATGGTAATTTGTCTTTTATATATTTTATTGATTGTATAACTCTATCATGATTTTCAAGATGATAAGGATTAGTGTTTCTTGATTTGTTATAATAAACTGCTAACATTTTATAATTGAAAAAGTATTAGAAAGAGTTGGTTTATAAATCAATTTTTATTATAATGGGAATTAATAAATAAATTATATTTGTATTATTCTATTATCACTCAATTTTATTTTAATACTAATTAGGATGTTATGATGTTTTGATTGTCTATAAATTTCCCGAATAGTTCCATTAGCATCTTTTCCCTGGTAACTAATTCCAATATCTGATAAATAATTAAATCCTTTTTCTTTGTATTCTCCTATTTTTAAATTAAAAGTTGTAGGAGTTTCTTTAATTTTAAAACCATCATTAATAATTGAATATATTTTATTAAGTATTTTAGTAAAATTGGGTGATTCAATAATAATATTATTTATAGAGCATGACTCAGGCTCTGAATATTTAAAATCATAATTATTTAGTTGTTGTTCAGATGTTAGGCGTATAACATTTGATGTTATTTTAATAATATTATTTTCAATGACCATTTGAAATCCATTTTTTAATTTTAACAATGTATGAGTTGGATTCGGAGTAATTTCAAAAAAGTCCATTTTAGGTATAATAGATTTGGTATACTTTTTCAATAATTAATATTATCAATTTTTTAGAATGATATCATAAATGATGTATATAACTTATAAATTAAAAATCGCCCTTTAGTTGAGAGTGCCAGCTCGAAGAGCTAGGCCGAACAACAAATATAAAATGATATGTAATATCATTTTTATATTATTAATATAGTAGTAAAAAATTGATTATTTATATTTTTAATACCTTAATGGATATTATTATATATTATATAAAATGGCCACACAAACAAATGGTTTTAACATTATACAACCAACAATAAATTTTGGAATTATTGGATGTGTATCATCTGGTAAATCTACATTGTTAAATTCATTATTTTGTGATACATATAGTGATATGAAAATTAAGAGAACTACAATGATACCTCAAGTGTATCAATGTGATCCAAAGATTCAGAAGAATAAAACTTATGCTAAAGAAATTAGAAAACAAAATGAAGAAATTAATAAAAAAATTATTGAGCAAACAGAAAATAAAACTGCTTTAACTATTCAAGATTGTTATGAAATAGTTTATAGAGTTCCACCAATTGAGAATTTTATTAAATTACCGTCTAATATTAATGTTGCTATTTTTGATATTCCAGGTCTAAATGATAGTCAAACAAAAAATACTTATTTTCAATATTTAAATCAAAATTTTTACAAGTTTGATTATATTTTATTTGTAATTGATATTCAAAGTGCTCTAAATACGAGTGATGAGATGGATATTCTAAAATTAATTAAAAATAATATTTTAGATATTAAAAAAAAGTATAATAAAGATATAAAATTATTAGTTGTTTGTAATAAGTGTGATGATATGGAACTAAATTCAGAGAATCAATTAGAAATTGATGAACCAGAATTAGAAGAAATGTATGAACAAATTGTTAAAACATTAAAGAATGAATTAACAATTAATTATGATATTGTTAAATATTCTGCTCAAAATACTTACATTTACAGAATGTTAGCAACTGAAAATAGTTTAGATATTAAAGATTTAGATAAAATTGGACGTGATCAATATGGTAGAGATCCTTGGAAGGAGGAAAGAAAAGGATTAAATGACGATCAATTGATTTCAAAATTAAAGAAAAAGGTTAATTTTAATAATAAATTAAAATTAACAGGTTATTCAGGATTAATTGAAAAGATTAATAAAGCAGTAAATCCTATTTCAGATATATTGTTAAATAAGATTAAAATTATTGAAGAACTTATACTGAAGAAAGAAGTAGAAATTAATAAAGTTAATTATCTTTTTGATAACATTTATAATTATACAAAAGAGATTCAATCGTTTGAAAAAACAATTAATATTAATACTATATTAAATGATATTAAAATATTTTGGCATAATATATTATCGATCGCGTTTCCTTTTACTACTATTACTTCAGCAAATCATTCTAATATTAAAAAAAATTATTATGAAACAATTATTAATCAAGAAAAGAAGTATAAAGAAATTGAATTTGATACATTTATTGATAATTACATAAGTAAAGAAACCGATTATTTTGTAATAAATCTAGATACTATAATAGCAACATCATATTCTCTTAATAATGTAATTGATACATTTCAAAATATTTATCATAATAATAATGAAATGCTACCAGTAGATAAACTAATGAACTCTATATATAAAATTCCAGTAAATGATATACATGAGTTAATCGTTAGTTTAGAGGAAATATTTTTAATTGATTATGAAGAAACATGTTCTATTTATATGAATTATTTCAAGAATTATAAAAGTTTTATTAGAACTGAACCAATACATATATTACAGTTGTTAACTCTTTCAAATATGTATATGAAAGAATATATATCAACAAATAATATTAATTACAACATATTATCAATAATTGTAAGAGGATTTGTCAATACGAAAATCACACCAAATTTTGATTATACTGATAAAAATTTAGAAAAAGATATTGAATCATTCCTAAAACCATTTAAGATATTTATAAATTACATAAATAAAGGAGCAGATGATATTGATTCTGATGTTGATTTGCTTTCAATGGATCATAATAAGAAAAACTATTCTATAGTTTCTAAATAACATTCTTTTATTAAATTGATTTAAATAATGATGAACGTTTAGTAGATTTCTTCTTTGGAGCTGGTTTTTCTTCGTCTTCCGTATTTTCTTCATTTAAGTATCCTTTTTTATCATTAGAATCAACTATATTATTAGATATTTTATCAAATCCATATTTTTTCATAAAATCATTCATATTCATAGTGCTCATTGATGAATTACAAGATCTACAAACTGGCTTTAGATTATCTAATTTTACTTCACCTCCTTCTTTTTCACTAATTATATGACCACAGTCAAAATTATTTTTACTAATAACTTCAGTTTTACAACATTGACAATTTCCTTGTAGGGTATTTGGAAAATATAAACTCCATAATGTATTTTTAACTGATGCTGGTATTTTTTCTTTTGTTTTTTTAACCTTCTTTTCTTTTAAACCTTCTTCTTTTATTGCTTCTACTAATATCTCCTTTGGAATTTTTTCAGTCGGTTTTGTTTCTTCTTTTTTAGGTTCTTCTTTCTTACTTTCTTCTTTCTTAGCATTTAATTTCTTTTTTAATTTATCATATTTCTCATATTTCTTTAATAATTTTTCATAAAATGGTATTATTTCTAATAATATATTATCATCTTTATTATATAATAGACTACTAATTTGAAATAAATCTATATAATTAGAATAATTCACTTGATATTTACCTACCAAGGTATTAAATTCCATAATATCTTCAGTATAATCATTGTTAGTTGCTTTCTTCCATCTTGAAAAAATTTCAGATTGAATTTTTCTGAAATATAATCTTGTTCTACTATTAGAATTATTCTTTTTAAATGAATCAGATAATATAATATCTAAATAATCCGAAATTATTTCTTTACTTTTTGAACTAAAACCCATGATCATATTAATTGAGTTTGTTAAATATTGAGTCATTGTTGGGGAATTTTGTGCTGAATGAAATCCATTAACAATATTATTTTGAAAATGACATCCTTCATTTCTAGTTTCCTGATTATTATTTAATTCCTTTACGATTTCCATTAAAATATCACTATATAACATCCGTGTAATTCCTAATTCAGAATTACGTAGTAATGTGTTTGTTTTATTTTCATTTATTTCATTAATAGTATTGAAAAATATTTCAAAGAATGCTCTTAGTTCTGTAGCCATTATAATAAGTATAAGTATAAGTATATAAAGTTTTAATATAATCTTTTTATAAATCAATTTTTTAAATAACATTTTTAGCTTTCTTAGGTTGTTTTTTCTTAATATCCTTAATATTGCTTTGCTTAAAATCAGTCTCGTCTTCTAAATCATAATCTTCGTCTCTATTTAATTTCTTTTCTACTTCTTTAATTACTTTTTCATCAACATTTGGCTTTCTTGATTTTTCTGTAAAATTAGCTGATCCTAACAATCTATTACACTCTGAGCAGAATGGTCTTAAATTTTCAAGATCAGTTGTTCCTCCGTTTTTATGACTTTTTAAATGACCACATTCAAAATGTTGAACATTAATATCTCGTTTACAGTCAAAACACTTACCAAACGCTTTATCTCTTCCAATATATTTATTCCATACAGCATTACTTAATCTTTTCGTAATAGTTTGTCTCTTTTCTCTAATTTTTTCTATTATAATTTCTTGATCTTGATCTAATAAATTATCTATCCATTTTACGTTTTTTAGTGCTAAAATAAAATCATAATCAAATACCGAATGATCTGTAGCATAATGATATAATTTTTTATTTTCTAATTTATCATATACTTTGAATGCTTCTTTATTTATCTCATCATATATTACCTTAAATAATTCCTTGCCGCCATCATAGTCTTTTTCACAAATTTCATAAAATTGCTTAATTGTTTTGTTATCTAATTGATTTACAAATTCATTAATATTATATCGGTTACTATTAGTTTCTGAATTTGTAATTTTATAAAATGCTTTTGGACAGATACTTTCTAATTGTCTTTTAATATAAAGTTTAATATCTTGTATATAATCTTCTTCTGATATCTGATATTCTATCTCAAAATTACTATTTTGGTTTATAGATTTAAAGAAATCTTTCATATTACTAATTGATTCAAAAAATACTAATTGAATATTAATATCAAAATCATTTTTACACATTTTTAATGCGCCTAATCTATGCTGTCCATCAAGAATATAATATAATAATTTCTTGTCTTCTTTTTCTATAACACCTAATATAATATTTCCATGAGTTCCAAACCAATATTCGTTGTCATGTGATTCTTTAAAAATAGAATTTATTTTATCTTCTTTAATATTACGTTGAAACTCAGGAGTTTGAATAAAATGTTGTGAAAGATTAATCAATAATTTTCTACCACATTTATATGTCATATATTTAGCATGTTTATCTATACACTTACATTTATTTTCTGTAAAAATATCTTTCATTTGAATTAATACTATTAAAATGAATTTTTATAGTTTAAACTTTTAATAAATCAATTTTTTATAAATTAAATAACATACATCCAATACATATTATTTGCATGATCTCTCCAAATATCAATATTACGTTTTCTTAAATAATAGTATAAACTTTTTTCTGGACACATTTGCGTATAAAGCTGATTTGTTTGTGAATTTTGTCCAATAATTATAAGATTATTCCATCCTAAATTATTTATTGGAGTATGTCCACCTGTCCCCATTGATGTATTTGGTATAATTTTTTGCGTAAACATTTCACCAAATGAAGGATTTGGGTTAATTTGTGTTTTTAACCAATCTAAAAACCATTTATAAGTAGTTTCAACTTGATTTTCATCTATTTTTATATTAACAATGGGTATTATTGAATTCTCTTTGATATCTTTCTTTAAAAACAATATATCTTTTTTTAATAAGTCATGTTTATTTACACTATCTTGCTTAGTTTCTAATGTTGAAATACTTCTATTTATGTCTTGTCTATATAAATCTATTTTACTAATATTATCTAATGACTTTTGATGTATCTCTTTTTTTATTAATTCATAAGATTTCCTTAATTCAAATAATTCTTTCTTTAATTCCTTAGTTGATGAGGTTTCAGTTAATTGTTTTACTAATTCAAAAGTATGATTTAAACTAAAATAAGTTGATTCAAAAATTACATTTATTTTTACAAATTTATTACATAATGTGATTGAAATTTTATTATTTTGATTAGCTTGTTGAAAACCTTCCTTGATAATAGTAAATAGTTGACTCAATTTAATATTATCATTATTAAAAATCATATTAGTTATATCTAAATCATAAAAATCATATGTAACTTCATCTAAAGCACTAATATATAACTTATCAGATCCTAAAGATAATGAAATTTTAAACTTATCATATTTTCCTTCATAAGAAGTCATTTTATTATTGTATAATTTATGGATAATAGATGATTAATTGGTTTATAAATCAATTTTTTGTTTCTAATGTAAATAACTGTTCTTTCATATCAAACATTTTTTTACAAATATCATCATTTAACAATTTTTGTGTTTTAATTTCTTTAGATAATTCTTCATTTATTTTTAATTGTTCATTATATTTTTTCAATAATTCATTAGTTATTTCTACTTGTTCATTTAATTTAGAAGTTAATTCTTTATTTTTATTATTTAATTCACTCGTTAAATTATCTAATTTATCATATCTTTTTTATTATATGTCTTCTTATATATTTCAATTGATGCCATTATTTTAGATAATGTATCTAAATTTTCTATAGGAAAATTTTGAGACTTAACAAAATCAATTATTCTATTTGTTAATGGATATTCATATTCAAAATCAATTATATTTTTTATATTAACAGAATGATGTGGATTTCCTTTTATATTTGGAGAATATTCATTTATATATTTTAAAATATCTCCATATATATGGTGAGATGAATATGACTTAATAAATATATATCTTTCACCAAAATTATCAATTAATATAGTTCCAGGTATAAATAATTCTTTTATTTTTTTATATTTATCTTAGTAATTGTATGAATATCTTCATCTTTAATGTCTGTTTCATATAATTTTTTAACTACAATTTCCATATCATCAAAATATTTTTCAAGAACTTCTTGAGTTACTTTATTTACTTCATAAAATTCTATTCCTCCACTTCCTTTTAAATTATATTCATCAAATTTCTGTTTAATCATATTATCGATTTTATAACATGTATATAATTCAGGATTTAGTATTTTATAATAACATTCTAATGGTACTTTATCTGGATGTCCAGTTAAATATGGTTTCATTCTCATTGCTATATTACAAGTTGAACCAATCTTTCTACCATTTTTTTGAACTTCATTTGAAAAATATCTTATTTGATTTTTATCATACAATAAATAGATGTAATGATTATCTGTCATATTAGTATTTATAGTTTTATTTCTAAATTAAACTTTTAATAAATCAATTTTTTAGCATTTGTTCTTTTAATTCAAACATACGTTGACATATATCTTCATTTAATTTAGTTTGTTCAGATAATTTAGATTTTAACTCTTCTATTTCTTTTTGTTGATCTCTTTCTTTTTTAATGATGTCTATAAAGTCCTTATATTTTTCTGAACAATTAGTATTTATATATGCTTTATATATTAGATTATTTTTTATAATATGTTCTAAAATTATTTTAGGTAATAAGATACCTTCTTTAATTTCAATTGGAATATAATTAATATAATATATAGTATAATTACCGCCACCAATACCGCTTTGATTTGAACTAGTTTGTATTGATTTAGAAAATGCTTTTAATGAAAGATTTCTAACTTGTGGATCTTGTAATTGATTGGAATCTCTATACATAATACTATCAAGTATTCCTGTAAAAACATTACCATATATATTTATAAATGATTCATATTTACATAATTCTCTCGGCATATTATGGCTATTATAATCATTATTGTAAATAAAGCCATTTAATGTGTCTGATTCATATCCGATTATTTTATGTTTTTTAATATTTTCAATTGTTTCTTTATCATCCTTAAAATATTTTTCAATAATATCTTTTTGTAATTGATCAATTTCTTCTTGTGTATAATATAAGTCTGACATCTTATTTAATAGAAATTAGTATTGGATCATAAATATTATAAATCAATTTTTTCATCTTTAAATTGTTGCTCTTTCATCTCAAAAATTCTCTGACACAATTTACTATTTAATTCTATTTGTTCTTCTAGTTTCTTTAAGATATCTTGATTAGTTTGTTCTAATGAAGATATCTTTTGTTCTAATTTAGGTATCTTTAAAATATTATTATTTAAATAATATTCACTTGGTGTACAAGAAATATAATAATGTATACTTTCATTTTTCTGAGTAGAACTTGGATTTAAACGACAATCATCATGAAAATAATATCCTATTTTTATTTTTCTTCTTTCTAAATATTTGGAAATATCTTCAAATAAGTCGTATACATATTTACCATCACATTCAGCTTCTTTATTAAATATAATATTTTTAAATTTAATGTTTATTTTATTATTTGTCCAATTGTCTTTTCTTTTAAAAAGCATATATATACTTTTTTCATTAATACTTTTTAATGATTCTTTTAACCAATCTAAAAACTCACTATATTTTTCTTCAACTTCTTTTTCATTAATTTCTTCTTTAGCTAATTCATATAAAATAGAATAATCTTTGGACATCTTATTTAAGTATAAAGAATAATAAATCATGTATTTAATAAATCAATTTTTTAAATTATTTCTATAATAATTTTTTCTAATATCCTTATTCTATTCTGTAAATCATGAATTTCATCTGGGAAAGATGTGATTGGTTTATTTATCATTGCTTCTTCTTTAAACTTATCTACAAGTTGTTTTTTTATATCTACTTTTTGTTGATAAACAACTGATCCTATATTAAAGCGGTAAGGATCATAATTACCATCAAAAAAAACTCCAATTTTTCTATTTTTTAATTCGTCCCTTAATTCCCCCCCTATCAGATAACTATGTATCTTAATATTTCTATGATTTAAATATTCGTTAATATCTCGTTTAATTACTAATCCTTGCTGTCCATACGCATCATCAGCATGTTTATTATATTGATGTAATATTTCATTAAATTCAGTTGGAATAAATTTACAAGGCCCTGGAATTCCTGGTTTATTTATATATATATCATTGTCTATATTTTCTACAAGCCAATCTAAAAATTGACTATATTTTTCTTCTATTTCTTTTTCATCATATTTAGAACGAAATAACTTTGAATAATCTTTTTTCATTTTAAGAATTATAATAAAATAATAAGACGATAGATATTTCATAAATCAATTTTTTCCCTAAATATATTCATTGCCATTCTTCCTTCCGTTCTATACTTGGTATTATATCATTCTCTTCATCAATTAATTCTTGATGAGATGATCTCATCATACCACCATAATATTGGTAAGGTATATCATAACTGGCAAGAAAAGATGGTAATATAGGAGAATGTAATTGTGATAATGAGATAATTCCCCATAATGATCCATAAACACATCTTGTTATTGCGTTAAATGCTCCAATAAATGGCGATGTAACTAATGTGATTAAACAATCAGCAGCCATAAAACAGCGTGGTACTAACATATGTGTACCATCCATAGAACAGTTATATACGCAATAAGAAATTGCTGTAAAACGCCGTAGAATTTCTTTTATTGATTTGCCAGTAGTTCCACAACTATCCAAAAAAAAATTAATTCCAATATTACAACACGTATCTAAACACATTATTAAACATTGTCCTACACATCTTCTCAAATTTTTAAGAATAACTGGTAATGTAAATAAAGCACCAAAAGAAACTAATAATGTGGTTAAACCAATTATTGTTATTTTAAATACAATTATTGGAATAAAAATAATAAATGCTAAAGCATAAGCAATTAAATTACATAATAAATGTGCTACAATATAACTAGAAGCATGCGTCATATCAAATTTTAATAATTGTGGAGCAAGTTGATCATCAAGTATAGGATCTATACCTGCCGTAGATATACCTTCTTTAACTTTTGAATAACGTAATCGTAAATGACGTGATTGTTCTGAAACAGCATAAATAGAATGTATATTTACAATCCAAAAGAAACCTGAAAGTATCCATGCTCCAATTGGAATATATGTTAATACATCTTTTATATCATTAATGTACGGAAAATTATATAATTCGCTAGCAACTAATTTTTTTATTGTTTCACACCATCCTGTGATTGATGATGCTATAAAAAGAAGACTCATACAAGTTATAGCTACAGCAATAGTATGACGAATTGGAATTTCAGACACACGACTAAAAATAGTTAACGTAAATATAATTATTGATTGTGATTTTGAAATACATGACATAAAATTTGGTATTAAATTCTCTAATAATTTTTCTAAAAATTGTCTAAATGATATATGAGGATTATCCATTTCAATATCATTAGTAGGATCAGAATCAACAACATTTGAATTAATTGTATCAATCTTTGCTCCTACTTCTATTCTACAATTAGGACGAACTCCGCGAAATATAATATCTAGAAGATATAATAATCCTAAACGTATAAATTCAAATGTTACTACAAATGTAAATAACCATCTAAAAAAACCATATATTCCAATAGTAAGATTTACACGTAAGAATCTAAAATTTATTAAAGGCAAAAGCACCATTGGTTGAGCACTTACAAGTTCAATACAGTGAGGAATTTCTTGTACAGAATAAAAAATTAAAAATATGATAGCAAGCGGAGCAGCAGCAAATAACCATAACGGATGCTGAAAACGAGAAACAGTAAGTAATGAAACTATCAAATAAGGTATATATAGTGTATCATCAGCAATATTACTTTGTCTATTAGCATGAGAACAACTAGGCATATCAATTAAACCATCAATCTGGTCGTCTTGAGATAACTTATTATATACAAATAATAGTGTAGAAATAATAAGTTGAAGATAAATACAAAAAGCAGCCGGAAATGAACGATATCTCATAAAAGTTAAATCAAATGGAACTGGAAAAAATATACAACAGCGTAAGAAAAATAAACGGATAGCAGCACGTTCGTCGATACGAAAATAATTAGGATTATTTTCATCGTTCTTTAGTAGATTTTCATATTCTTTTGCCTTACCTCTTAAAGAACCATTTTCATCCGAACTTGCTGTTATAGAGTTACGATCATTATTTAAATTAATCGGATTTAATACTAGAACTTGAGACATTGTTTAAACTAAATTAGTATGATTATGTTTAAAATATTTTTTCAATTTTTATAGTATATTATCATATTAAAATATTTTAAACATAAATATTTATAAATTAACTTTTTCATCTTTAAACTTTTCTTCCTTCATCTCAAAAATTCTCTGACACAATTTACTATTTAATTCTATTTGTTCTTCTAATTTCTTTAAGATATCTTGATTAGTTTCTTTTAATGTAGATATTTCAGATTGAATATCAAATTGTTTATATAAATCATTCGGTTTTTTTATTTGATATGGATGTCCTGATTCTAATTTATGATTTAAACCCCATTTCCATGCTAAATATCCTTGAATCTTATAATGTTCTGAATAACTTACAGGTCCATTGAATATCATAATTTCAGCAACACATCCCTGCCATGTTTGGTGAAGTCTATCAGTTCCTAAAGTTCCAGCTGATCCAATCATTACTGAATTAATACCACCAATTGAATTCCATTCTCTAAAAGTTTGTGATTTTCCATTTATAGAACTAAATGATTTATTACCTGATACAGTTAAATGTGTAATTGTCCATTCATCATTTATCTTTCTTTCAGGTTTATTTGATTCTAAATTTTCCCATTTTGAATTACCAATAGAAGTAATCCATTCATCAGTTTCACATCTTAATCCATATAATAAACAGCCATCTCCATCAATATTACCATTTAATAATCTTTGCCAATCTTTATTACCTTTAGCATATTGAACAGTATAAATAGAATATGATGTATAGGTTTCAGATAGTTTAACACTTAAATTAGTTGTTCCTTGTAAATCTAATACTGATAAATTATTTGGTCCATCTTTAAAAATTGGTGAACCACAATATTTTCCCTTATAAGCATGATTGTTATTACCTGATTTATCATTCCAAGAAACGAACAAATTATGATTTAGTTTAGAATTATCTCCACTAACATCATTAGCATCAAACCAGGCAATTAATTTAGACTCCTCATTTTTTTCTAATATAGATATTTTTGATTTTAATTCATCTATTTGTTTTCGTGCGTCTATTAATTGATTATGAATTGATACATGACAAACACTTACTGCTTCCTTATAAGCATTTAAATCTTTTTTCAATTCCTCAATCCCCATTTGTTGCTCCCATCCAGCTGGTCTAGAATTAGCATAACCTACGCTACGAGCACTCATATTTAAAAATTAATTAATTAATTAATTTTTAATATTATATCAATAAATAAACTACTTTTCAATTTTTAGATTCAAAACACTTCTTAAACTCATCCATATTTTGAACTCCCATACTTAAATTACATTGAGAAC